AGAATCTCCCCATTTCTGCACACTCACCAATTTCCCATCCACAATCTCTGACTCCGTCATTACCTCCCGAAAGGTTGGGTTCTTCTTCAAAAGCTCCTTCGGTACTTTCAACGCCTTTGTAGGATCAACAGCATACTTCGAGGTCTGGTGTGTATACTTTCGACGGAGAATGCGTTCATAAATAAAATCAAAGAGCTTGGGTTGATCACGTGCCAGTGCCGCAGGGTTCATAAACATTTGTTGCATCCCCACTGTCACGACTTCCGTGGCATCGTCCCATCCATCTCTCACCGAGTTGACCATATTATGATACCCATTACTTTGACTTCTCTGAAGGTCGCGTGCGGTGGCTCGCGTGCCTCGCGCATTCTTCTCTATACCATACTTCTTCCACGTGTAAGCACTCCCATGCCCATCAGGATTTTGAATGGTCTTCGCATTGTCCAACCACGAGTATTCATCATACAGCCGAGGGTCACCCGTTGACTTCGAGAGACGCATCGCTTTCTTCTCGGCAAACGTCATCCCTCGTCGCAAGCGCACCGCTTCCGTCAAAACATCCACATTCGCAAATTCAATCGTGTGGGACAGTTCATGCACAATCGTTTCCTGACTCGCGACCGTCGTGGTGCGGAGATCAATGCCTGCTGTTCCACTGCGATTCCCTGTGGCATAGGCATGGGCTCGATCAGCCCGTTGCTGAATCCGAATCGTATACCCATCCTCTATGGCTACCCGTTCGACTTGCGCCGTGGTGCCTTTGCGCACGACGGTTGTGGTGTAGAGGTCATCATCGACGGTGCGTCGGAAGAATTGCGTCGCACGATCAAACGAGGCTTGCTGTGGCATCACATGCGGGGTTCGTGAAGTCTTCGTAAGGTTGTACGCTTTCCCCGTACTGGAGACAGGTTCAATCGTCACCCGTGTCAGTTCGGTAGGATTGAACAAGAAGTTCTCATGGTAGCTGTCCTGTATTTTCCTGCGAACTTTTTCTAGCTGTCCTTCCTGCGACGCTCGTAGAGTCTTGCGTTCTTTCAACAGTTTCTTATCTAATTTGTTTCGATCTCGCCAATTAATCGCTCTCGAATTAAGCCTCCTCGCCTCATGCGTCTTTCTTATTGCGATGGTTTGTTCCTCATGTAAGAGTTGCAGTCGCTTGATCTCGTCTGCAAGGGCTCGCATCTCTGCCGATTCCTGATGCGCCAGAATCGCCTGTCGCGCATCTGCGCCGTTTTGGATTTGTCCTGAAGGTGTAATGGGCACCTTCGTTCCAAGCCCTGCGGAAGCAATCGCCTGACGTTCGGCGGGCGTGGCAGGAATCCCCTTCCCCGGTATCGGCATGATCGTACAGCGACAGTTCGGATGCGCCGTGGGATGCGCTTTCGTGCCAAGACTGGTCAGCCAGCTTTCATTGACTTTCCGAGTCGAGCCACCCAAGGGGGCACATATTTTACACGCTCCGAACGAGGCCACCCATCGCTTCTTCGCATCGTTGCCGAGATACCCATGCTGTTGCGCCTGTTGCATCGACGCTTGCTGTCCTGCGGTGAGCGCATCCACCACTTCCGTTCGCGCAATCGTCTCCGCTCGTCGTCGAATATTTTTCTTGATATAGCGATCCACCTGCTTGTTGACCGAGGCAGAGGAGAGTCCTCTCCCCATGAGTCGCGCACGAAAGCGACTCACGGCTCCTGCTTGCGGGCGGGTCAAGCCCACCATCGAACGAATCTGTCGCGCCGCCTCATAGGGGGGAATGCCTTCCGCAATACTGCGCACAATCAGCGCACGAATCATGGCCTTCGATTCCCCACCAATTCGCGTCACGAGCTTTGCGCTATTTTTCTCTGCCCACTGTCGCGCATCAACATTTTTTCCAGTAAACCCGAACTTAACGGATGGCATTAATTTGCGACGCTCCTATTTTTCCACCCCGTTCATACGCTTCCCTGAGCGTGGCATCCAGTGGGGTCAGGCTTGGGAAGACAATCAGACGCATCACGGTATTCGGATGCCCTTTTGCCAGCGCGAGCGCAAGCGCATCCAGATCAATCTGCGCCTGCGCCTTCTCCACAGCTTTCTGATACTGCTTCTTCACACGGGCTTCGAGCACATCCGCAGTCTTCAGCAGTTTCGTGCGATGTTGATCATCTGCCATATTTTTTGCCTTTTTCCCTGATGACTTTTGTGCCTGCCCGTTTCGCGACACGCTTGGCTTCCTTCACGGACGTATAGCGTTTCACACCTGTCTTCGTTTTGACTTTTGGCATCCGCATCCTCCTCGTTCAATACAGACGACGCACCCCACGCACTAACCTGATACAAATTAGATGAGCGACATTGCTCGATGGAGTGCGTCGTCGAATTTAGGCAGGGGCTTCCACCTCTGGCTCTGGCGTACTCTGGCGGCTGATTTCCAACTGCTCTTCTTCCGCCGTAACCCCTTCGCGAGCCCATCCGCCTTCCACCAGAATTTCCCAAAACGTCGCGTACGAAATTTCTTCCGCCTGCAACGCCGTGAGCGCAACCGTAATTTCTTCAGGCTTCGCCTTCACCGAGATGATCGCCTTGTTGAGTTCCACGTGCACAGGCACATCGTCCATGGTGTCTTCCACGCCTGTCCACCAGCCCATGATTTGCAGAATCCGTTGCAAGCCGAGTTCCACGGAACTGGCAATCGTGCGCAACGTCGCATGCTCACCCGCATGCCGTGTCAACACGGCGGTCGCGGTTTCAGGAGCCGTGGGCTGTTCTTCAAGGAGCTTCGCTCCGACAATCGCCATCTGCCGTTGCTTGACCTGCATCGCCTCGACCAGACTCTTGAGCCCTGCGCCCGTAAACTCGACCATGCCTGCCTTCCCATCCTTGTCGAGCAACCAGACCGTCGAGGGGCCAATCGCCACCTGCGAGGTATCCCCATCGCCCCGCTTCATCCCCGCGACAAACGGTGTGGGAGCCGCGACAATGTGCAACCCCTGTTCGTGATCGCAACTGTTGCGCCAGTGCGCCAGATTAATATCTGCCAAATCCAGCAAGGGCGGGGTGCTGAGAGCCAGAGCCCCGCTCAACGGATTGAGCAACACAAACGGAATAAACGAGAGCGGTTCCCCGCGACGCAACGCCAGAATTTCCTCGCCAAAGCGCACCCACTCCTTCGACTGCGCATCCTGTCTCCAGAGTTGTTGCACATAGACAGGCGATTGCACCGCACTGTTCTCGCTTGGGAGCACCAACCGACATTCGCGATACTGATCGGCAGAGGTAAACGTAAAGGGATCATCAGGCTGTGCAACCTGATAGGTTTCCCGCAACACAAGGAGCGTGAGTGTCTGATCGCCATCCACCTGTGTCGCATTCCAGTTCACGATCTGCTCGACGCGAAAGCCGATCAGATACGGTCGCGTGTCCGTCGTCATATCCACCAGCACACCGTAGCGTGCCATCAGCAACACCTCTTCCATCGCCTGCAACGAGAACGCCGAGAGGTTCGTGCCCGTGAGCGTCACATCCTTTAACCACTCCTGCATCCGAGTCGGGATGTCAAAGATCGGGTCTTTCTGAAACACGCCCCCGACCAAGCCAATCACCGTCCGACGCACCGCACCAAACCAGTTGCCCCGTGTCAGATACGCTTCGTTCCCTGCGCGATCCGCCCCCGGTAGCTCTGGCGTATACACCGCCCCTGCCTCTATAATCCGATCCCGCCCGCCGAAACAATCCCGCAATCGTTTCCACACAGGCATCGTCGCGGTGTATTCCGCTCGTGGTGTATTTACTGGCATCTATTTGCCTTTCCGTTTGAAAAACTCGACCTGCGCCAACCGTTTCGTGGCTTGGGTTTTCGTTTTAAAAGTTCCGAGAGATTTGCCTGACTTCGAGACAACCTTATAACCTGCTTTCACTTTCCGAATCATCCCCACACCGCCTTCATGGAACGGAGTGCTGAGGGCGCAACCCGCAATTCGTGCAACGCCCCTGATGCACTATCCAGTTGATCCTTGAATCGACTCCGCCGATTCGCCACGACTTCATCCAAAAACGCCTTGTTCCACTCCCCTTGCACGAGCTTCACATTGCCGAACGTGTCCGAGGTGCTGAGCGGGCGGGCTTGCGAGGCCAAGGGTTTCCATCGTGTGGATTTTTCCCCTGTCGCGGTCACCCCTTTGTAGCTGTAGCCTGCCAGCAACTTCCGTCGCGACGCGATCACCGCCTTGCCTGCGCTTCCGGGTTCCTGTTCTTCGACAATCTCCACCAGTGTGCCATCGAGCATCGCGGTCTGCTTGATCAGTTTATCGACCTTCGCCGCGACCAGTCGATCCCGTTGCACATCCTCGACATAGAACACGCCATCCATGTCTTCGCTCATCAAGGTGCCTGCGGTATAGGCCGAGTCTTTGGTTTCACTCCCTGCCGCATCCCAAAAGCGTACGCGGTTCTGTGTTTTCTTGGGCGCATAGGGCACGATCTCAAACCAACTGCGTTCAAACATGCCCCCCGTTTCGGGCAACGGGTTCTGTCCATGCTGACTGCTGTAATCGACAGGGCCAAGCTCGCGCTTAATCACCGCGAGTTCCGTGTGCCCCAACCGTTCAGGACTGAGCAACTCGCCTTCCATCGTGCGAGGGTCTGTCCATCCAAGCGGGCTCGTCCATTGGGTGGGGGTGTACTCGGTCGGTAACTTCAGGATGCACCAATCGCCCTGCTCTTCGAGCGTATGCATCAAATCATCCTCGTGCCCCCGTTGCATAATCACAATCTGCCGATCCCGTTTTTTATTATTCAGTCGCGTTGACCAGACTTTGAGAAACCAACGCTTGTCCTCGTCGCGGATCACGTCCGACTCGATCAGCTTCAGGTTGTGGGGGTCATCCACGATCAGGATGTCTCCGCCCTTCCCCGTTGCCGAGCCCCCCACACTGGTGGAGATGCGATAGCCTGTCATTGTGTTGCGGTAGTAGCTTTTGTTGTTCTGATCCTGTGCCAGTTGCACCTCAAAGCGTTCCTGATACCACGGGGAATCGAGCACCGTTCGAGCGGTGGTGGCAAGTTCCAGTGACAGGTCTGCCGAGTAGGATGCGCAGAGAAACTTGGTGCGGGGTTCGCGTGTCCACCCCCATGTGGGAAAGGCCACGCTCGTGCAGATCGATTTGCCTGACCGTGGACAGATGTTGATCGCGAGCTTGTTGATCTGCCCCTCGAACACCGCCTGCTCATGTTCGCAAATCGCTTCGAGATGAAAGCCCCCAACGAATGAGGCACTCGGTTCGATCACAGGCCACATCATCTCCACATAATTGTAGAGGGAGCGTTTGCCCAACTCGGATTCGAGCGCGACGAGTTCCGCAATCAGGTCATGGTTCGCGACGATCTGGTCGGTCTGCATTGGGTTCCTCGACGAGTACGGCATCCACATCACGGGGTTCGCTGGCGAGCTTCTCTAACACCTGCTTCGCTCGCTCGCGTAGCTGGTCGCGATTCAGATCGCGGAAGTCACGGGCAGGGTCATCGATCCTTAAGCTGGCGGTCGGGCCGAAGCCTGCACGATCCAGCAAGCCCAACGCCACGCGAGCGACGGTAGGCCACTCCCCGCACTCCAACGCTTTCTCTAACGCTTCAAGGCTTGGGTCAACCAGCGCAAGCAACCTGCGTCGCGCCGCCATCTGCGCCGCCATCGTTGCGCCACCATGCAACACGCACACCATGCCCCCCGGTATCGGAGCCCGTTGACAGCGTTCGCCATCATTGCGTGTGCCTGTGCACTGGCGATTTTTGAGCGGGTAACCCGACGAGGGCTGTGAGAGTTCCGAAGGCATAAAATAAAATGGTGGATGAAACCGCAGAATACCATTGTCTCGCAGAGAAATTAAATAAAAAATTCTCAAAAAAAAAGACCCGCACGATGCGAGTCTTTTATTCATCCCCAGCTTGATGAAGTAACATTCAGCGGGCAACGTCTGCCCACTGTGTTGGTTGAAAATACATATCACGCTCAACTGGAAGACAGGTTGCGCCATGCGCAGTGCGCAAGTCAGACAGGCGAAAATACCCAAGCTCTGGTGTGCTCTGTCCGTCAGTAGCCCATCCGAAAAAAAGATCATCGCCATCAAATTCCACAGCCCACCATGTCCATGAGGAATCGGGCGTGAAAAACTTGACCTGCACAACCTGCTCATCAGCAGGGGTATTCTCATTGGCATATAACGCTGGAAGGCTTTTGCGATTGGCTTGGGTCAATAACATCATGGGTAGTCTCCTAGCGTCCAAGCAACGAAAGCAGAGCGACCTGCCAGACTTTGCCGAACGCGATAAGATTTAAGTAAAGATGAAAGATAACCATAAATAAAATTATAAACTATTTAAAACCTCAGTCAACCCTAATCGTCAATATCAGACGGAAAATAACAAAAAGTCATCATGCAAAAACAGGCGTTTTTCTTAATGTTTTGGGGTGGGTCTGATAACGTATCTTATGTTAACTAAAATAAACCCTTTAAAATAAGGGCTTTTTCACCAAAAACGCTTAAAACGCTACAGAAGCTCGATGCTCGATGCTCGATGTTTCCTATC